CATCTGGTTCACATATATCAACTATTCCGCCAATCATCGATGCTATTCCAACTGCAGTTCCACCAAAAGATGGGGAGGAAGATATTGCAACATTCGGTGAAGTTGTATAACCAGATCCTCTATTCGTTACATCAATAAATCTAACAGCACCATTAAACGTAGATACAGTTGCGGTTGCTGTAGATCCAATTCCAACCATAGTAAATGTTTGGATATATCCAGCATCTTCAACATTGTCATCTATGTTGTCAATTCCAGTATCAATGATCTCATCTTCATATCTGAATAATTGACATCTCAACTCATAAACATAATTTTTTTGTAATTGATAAAATGGTTTTTCGTGCTCAACATAATTAATCTCAAATAATCTATCTCCAAGTGGAAAATAAATTAAATCTCCTTCTTTAGGTCTGGATGCAAGTCTATAATTATCTGTATTTCTTATTAGGGGAGTTATGTATAATTCGAATCTTTCTTTAGATACAATTAAAGTGAGATCGTCTAGTTCTTGAATTCCAAACTTAGAAAGAATAGTTCCTTGACCACCATATCCTTCATATGAATCTACGTAAGCTTCTAATGGATATGCATTATTAAACTTTGATTCAATTACTTCTCTAATTACAGATTTAGTTGTTACATATGATCTGGGAATATAATATATCTCAACACCATGAATTTGTATAGATTCATTTATCAAATCCTGAACTAAGTTCTGTTCTCCTTTAGAACCTTGTATAAAAAATGGATTTAACATATGTTTATCCTATCATATCTAATGGTGGAAGTTCATATGTAGAGGACATTTTATCCAATATTGCTTCTATTTCTTTTTGTCCGTCATCATAAATTTGCCTTCCATTTAACTCGACTCCACCAGGAAGTTTTACTCCTTGGAACTTAATTAAATTTTGCCCCCACTGTCTTTTTATCAATGCAGTTATATATGGTTTTAAGAAAGAATCGTTCCAAACTCTTCCATAATCAGACGGATCTAGCATCCTATAGCAATCAATTATTATATACTCTCCAACTCTTAAACTAGACCAATCTATATCTAGATATAATCTATCCTGTCTCTTATTAAATCTTATTTGTTTTTGTGTAGTTAATAACCAATTAATATCTTCAAGGTAAGTTTTTACCATAGAATATGTTAATAATTCTGTAGATCCCCAGTAGTAAATATCATTTAAAAATAATTGATATTTAATGCTAAACATTCCACTTGAAATTGAATTCGATCCTTCAAATTGCATTATTTTATTAATTCCAATTACATGAGGGGGAACTTGTATGTAATTGCTATTTTCATAAAAATTAAAAGTCCCAATAGAGGATGATGCAGATGTAGTTGAAACACCAACACCAGTTAATCCCTTCGCCTTTCCTCTATCAATATCCTGTTGTGTTACTTGATATTTCAAATAAGTTTGATATACGCCATCAAAATGACGCTCTTGGAATAATTGTATAGCATCATCTACTAGATCTTCAATTTGCTCTTGAGCAACATTGATCTCCAAAACTGGTGCTCCCAGTTTTCTCAAGCAGTAATCAATTAATTCTTGTCTTGTAGATGGTTGTGCCATTATAGTCCTGCTATAACTTCTTGTTGTTTAAAGTATAATTTAACGTAAGATTTTGCAATATTTTTAATTTGATCAATATCACTTATACTATCTATTTCTCTTGAAATTTTCTCATACTCAAACATTTTTCCAATATTTTCTAAATTTATTTTATCGGGATTCATTTACTTAGTAACTCCATAATGGATTTAATAGATTTTTTAATTTCATCTATTTCAATTTCAATATTTAATATTCTTTCTTTCTCCCTTTCTTTTGCTTCTCTTGCTAGGATATAATTTTGATATTCATTGTAATTTGTATTAATAACTGCTTTAGTATTTTCATCCCTTATATAGTTTGGGTGACCTTCAACTTTATTAATATTCATATTATGCAAGTGCGATTATTCTAAGTTGTTTAAATCTTGGTGGATACACTTGTGTTGTTGAAGTACCAATAAGTTTAACACTAAAATATCTAAATGGAGATAACTTGTCGATAGTGAATTCCAAATCGCGGAAAGTTAAATCTTTACTATTAAATCCCAAAGAATCAACTTTAGAATACAACTTATCTGGTTTTCCATTATTTGCCGCTAAATCTATAATTGTTCCATCTGCTGTCAGATTATCATAACCTGGGAATGGATAGTATATTGGACTTTCTTCTGGATCCTTCAGTAGAGCAAAAAATGCTCGAACATCACTATAAGTATTAACATATGCAGAAACAATAACTTTAATTGAAGTTGCTGGTGTCTCCAAAGAAATAGCATTTGTTGCGTATACAAATGCACTTGGATCTTCTTCTAATGAAGCTACTCTATTATCAGTAACATAATTTTCAATTGGACTATTAATTCTATTAGTAGTTAAAATTACTGAAGTTCTATCCAAATCAATTACTGGGGAAACATAAGAATTGCTAGTATTTAATTCTAAATTCAAAGTTAAAGATTTATTTCCAGGTAAATTTGTAAGTTTTTCATTTTCATTAATTTTTGAGCAAATTAATCTAGGAGAGGTCAAATAATTAGAATTATTTAAATTAATGGATTCAAATCCTTTGTCTGCAAATGATGCTTCAGTTCCATCAACACTTGTTCCAGAAACAGTTCTTGCTGAAGCACTAATATTAGTTCCAACTAAGTTCAATGTTTGTATTACTGGAGTTATTATTTCGTATTGAATATTTTGAGTAGATTTTACTATTGATCCACCACAAGATTTTTCTTGATTTAAATATAGTTTAGGGAAAAATGTTCCAATAGATCTATCTAAACCATTTGTTGAAGTATCTAACTTTATAGTATAATAGTCCAAATCTATGGGATCGGGAACGGTAACGTCCACGAAGTTGTGAACTTTATTAATTCTTCTCAAAGAAACAGATCCCAATTCATACTTATATACAAAAGTTCCAACTGGATATTCTAAAGATTTAGTTCCATCAATTGATCTTGTTATTCCTATTAATTGGGGAGTTGCACCAGATACAGTTCCAGTATAGGAAATTATTTCATCCCCAATTAAAGCATATCCAGGATTAGTGGTTCCCACTCCAACATTTTCAAATAACTCAAATCCACTTACGCTTGATACATCTATAGAAGTGTTTGATGTTGAAGATAAGGTTGAAGTCAATTTAACTGGATTTAAATCGGGTTCAACTTCAGATAATTCAACTTTATTAGTTGAAAAATGCATCCCATGATTTCTATGCTTAACCTTTATATGCAAACCATCGGATACTGTTGTAATAGTATCGGCTAAAACATTTGCCCCAGTATTTTTTAAATCTGTTGCAATCCCAACATTATTAATATATCTAATAGTTTTTCCTACCCCAGTTACAAAATCTCCCTGAACTTGGTCAATAATAATTTCATTTATTCCAGAAAGAGAGGTAACCGATAATCTTAAATTTCTACCTAAAGATGATATTCCAACTATCGGAGCAGTCAAAACATCTCCAATTTTATATCCAGATCCACCAGATCTAAATGTCGCTGCAACTGCCACACCACTAGAAATGGTTATATCTGCAGTTGCACCACTTCCATCACCAGTTATAGATCTTAAATTTACATTAGTAAATAAACTACTAGATGATGATGGAGTATATCCTATTCCAGCATTTATAATATTAAGATTTCCAACTCCAGAACCAGCATATCCAACAAATGTTCCAGATGAATTATTTGTAGATTGTATAATTTTATTTCCTAAACTTGGTAATTGGGATTCTGCCAAGGTTGTTCCCAGACCAACTCTTATTTTTCTTGAAGATAAAATTAAAGGATCTCTAGGTAATGTTGCAATCTGTTCGTTTCCTTCTTGTAATTCCGAATTATAAAAGTTTATATTTCCATTTGATCTAAAGTTTGCTCTATAAAGATTAAACTTTAAGTCTTCAAATTGGCTAGCAGTCCACGTAGATCCATTTTGAGATTTAAATAGTGAACCAGATGATGGTTGCTTACTAACTAATACTTTTTGGGATTCTAAAATATTTGCTGGATTTGTATCAAATTCACCAAGCCTACTAATCCATACAGAATAATCTGGAGAAGCAGAAAGAATTGCTATAGAATGGAATTGTCCTCCAGCAAGATAGACTGGAGATTGAAAATATACTGTAGTTGGAATAGTTCCAGTTTCCGAAATATAAACTTCATTTGGATCTAATACAACTTCACTAAAAGGATACACTTCTGAAGTTGGGTTTCCATACTTTACTGGACGTAATTGAACAGTAACTGGAAGTTGTATATCCTTACTATAAAAATACAAATCAACAGAAGTTACAAAAATACCACTCTCTGCTTCAACGTAAAATGATTGTGCTAATGGATCCGTTATTTTCATTTCTTATATTTTTAAAGTAGGAATTGCAATTATTTGTTCATTGTATATTATTTAGTTTTTATTTTGTTATCTTCTATTTTTCCTATTATCTTTATTTCTGTCGTTATTACCTCTGTTATTTCCTGAATTGCTATTTCCTCCACTGTTATTTGGTGGTGGTGGGTTATTTCTTTGTGGTGGGGGATTATTCTGAGGATTTTTATTTGCCCCTCTATTGTTATTGTTATTTTGTGGTTGCGGTTTAGGTTGACTTCTGTAGGCATTTCCGATTGTAACATTAGCACCAGCTGGTCCATATGTATCGGAACGTTTTACACCGTATCCTTGCTGTCTAGTAAGCTTTATCGCCTCAATTGAATTAGCATTAGGATTCAAGTTTGATACCGCATTTATAATTCCAACTCCAGAATTTGCGGTAGATATTTGTCCCTTTGGACGGGGTGTTATATCCAGTTCTTTATATCCTTTTTTAGTAATTGGGAATAATCCATTTGCTAATCCAGAAGTTGCTCTATCGTTTGGAGTTACTTTTAAATTATTTTGTCTCCAAAGTTTTTCTGCTTTATCTTTACCTAAAGTTGCTACATAGAAACCAAATGCTTTTCCATTTACCAAATTAACAGGAACAGAAGTTCCTGGTTTTAAACCAAGTTTATTTGTTACAGAATTTCCGTTCGCATTAACAAATCCAACAGAAACTTTGTCATTAGGTTTTTTAGTTCTTGTTTTTGATGGTGATGGTGATGTCGTTACGGGAGGTTCAGTTGTGCTTGTAGGTGTAGGTGTAGGAGTTTCTTCGGTTTCCTCTTCACCTCTAGGGAATACTGGACCATCTCCACCCCCGCCACCACCAGGGGCACCGCCTCCATCGCCGCCGCCTGGTGCTGGTATTGGATCCTGTGTTGATGGTAACGGATCTCCAATTGGAATTGGCGGTGGTGGTGGGGGAGTTCTATCCGCAATAAGAGTTTTAGTTACAACAGGAGATTGAGTTTGAGAAGCGGATATATTATCAGTTACAGTTTGAGTTTCTACTCTTACCGTTCTTATTGAAATTACATTTTCTTGTACAGTATCTACTCTACCATCAGAGACGAATCGTTCTTCTGCTCCAGTTGTAGCTATCCCCTCTATTTGTGTGTTAGTCTCGCTGCTGGTCAATTTAAATATTTTACTTCCAGTTTTGAACGATGGGAATACAGGTACATTTGGATTTGGTATCCAGAATGATCCAGTTAAAGTTCCTTTATCATCGGAAATTAGTTTAACATCAGTTATAACTGCTACTGCTCCACTTGTCTGTCCAATCAATTGCATTCCAGATTTTACCCACCCATAAAATGATCCTACAGCATAAGTAGATAAACTATAAGTATCTACATTCAATATGGTTGACGTTTGGGAATATTGTGATCCTAATGTATCTAATCTTGTATATGGATTTAAATTATATGTATCAGTTGGAGCATTATATGGTCCATATTTGTGATTTGGTGCTGCAACTCTAAATTTAATTCTTGGATCTATTGCTAGTGTTAATGATGCTGCATTGGATGTGAATTTACCTTCGGATGTGTTGACTGATCCAATAACAGTCTCTCCTACAGAGAATGTTCCACTAGTCATAGTAATTTCAAGGAGTTTTGGAATTACATATTCTGAAACACGTAATCCATCAAAAAATGGATACAATCTTGTGGAGGGTTTTAATCTCTTTGCTGTAAATTCAATATTTCTAGACCTCATAAATGGAGTCAATTCAGTGCTTATTACTCTATCTCCATAAGAAACCGTTTCAAAACTATCTCTGGTTATAGATCTAGTTCCAGTTCTAGTCGATGTTCCAGTTCTGGTAATAGTATCTGTTACTTCTTGGAAAGTTAAAAATCCTTCATCGAATACTCTAGTTTTAGTATCTTTAGTTTGTCCAGTCCATACAGTTTCCCAAGCACCCCAAATGACGGGACTAAATCCAGTTTGTTTGTCCAAATCTCCAATAGAAATTTGAGATTTAGTTTCAGTTAAATTGCCTTGAATCTGTGTTACATTTGCCTGTATTCTAACTTGATCTACCCAAACATCAGAAGATGGATATAATTGAATTGTTCCACCATAAAATGGAGATCTATATGAAGCTACGGGTTCAACTCTAGTAGAATATGGTTGTCTTATTACTTCAACCTCATCGAAAGATAATGTTACTATCTGCCCAGATTTTTTAATGTTATTTGCTATTAAATCGTTTGCTGTAGATAAATCCACATTTGGATTAACAGTAGACCCAATACCAACTAAAGACTTAGATCCTATAATAAGATCTAATGCTGTTGTAAATGGAGCTGGTCTAAGTTCCGAATTATTTACATCTATACTATTTTTTACATAAGTTACTTTTTTCTGAGAAGTTGTAGATTTAAAATCATCAACAAAAAATCCAGATTTAAATCTATTCAGTCCATTAGCATCTTGAATTTGTAAACTTGATGTATCGCTCTCTAATAAGGTTAGTGAAGTATAATACTCAAGATTTTTAATTCTGTTCTCAAGAGTCCTTATGTCGGACATCCTATATCTTTTATGTTCCGTTAAATTAATTGTAGCGTCATTAACATTGCAAAGATATGGGGGAAGAGTGATAGTCGCTATTTCTAAACCGCTATCTGTAGAAACTGGGGGATTAGGATTATCTGCGGGTTCACCCTTTCTGAGTTGAAATGTTCCTTCTTTAGTAATGAATATTTTATCAATTCTTGGTAGGTAATAAGAAAAACCTAATGTTATTGCTTCATCAGAAGCAAGAACTTTGTTTGATGAATAATTAAAAATTCTACCAAAAAATTCAAATGGAGAAAATGTAGAAGCAGATACTTGTATATTAGATACTCTTGGTCTAATATCAATTAAATCACTAACTCTAATACCATTAATACTGGGAATATCACAATAATCAAATTGATCATATGAATTTACAGTAAGAATATCTCCAGTATCCGAATTTGGTATTGAAGAAGACTCCAAAATAATTTTTATTCTTCTAGTTGGTGGTCTAAATTCTGGTCTTCTTACTATCTTGGAATAATCGTAAATTGTATCTTTTTGTCCATTATCTAGGATAAAATTCGATGTGATATTTCTATCTCCAGGAATAAATTCTGAAATAAACCCAGTTATTCCAGATTCTTCAAATTTAATTTGCTCTCCAATTTCGAAAGATTTACCATTTAAACTAGTAAAAGTTATCTGTGAGTCATTGACTCTTTCGCAATAAATTGCAATTGAATTGCTACTTTGACCTATTACTTTTTCTCCAATGAATAAGTCTGAAGTTTTTGTTGTCGGACCAGTTAATGCAGAAATAGTAATTCTTGGAAGAATCGGATCTGATGTAGAATTTGATTCATATATACCATAAATTTTTATTACATCTGGTCTTAGCAAACAAATTTCTTCATCTTGAACTCTAGTTCCATATGCAAAATTTCCAAATGTAAGTCCATCATTAGAAGTTTGAGTTCCTATTCCAGAATAATTGTAAATTGACTTATCTACAACAATATATTCAATTCTATTTCTTGTTTTTACTTTTGACTCTACTTTGCTGTCAGTTAAAGTTGCAATAAGTTTCCCAGTTCCAGATGCAGTTTGTAGACCTCTTATTGTTAGTTCTGTTGAACCATTTGAAAATACTAATCTATCTTCAGTCAATACTTCTATTGTTCCATTAATAGATAATGAATATCTCTCTTCGTCAAATGGTAAAAATGTCTCACCATCTCCCGCAATTATTGTTTGAGTTGAATTTGAAGTAATAGTTACATCAAATTGCTTTCTAATAGTAAGTAAAGATCCACTTAAATCTACAGAAGATACATATTTTTTAGGTAAAGTCGTATATAAAGTATTATCTGTAGATCTTTGTAGTCCAGACTTTAAAATTTTGAAGTCACTGATATTAATTGAACTTGTTGGTAATGCTCCAGAACATACTCCAGAAACTGTAGTTACACCAGAAATTCTCAATGAAGTTGGATTTACTTGGGTTATTACCGAATAAGTAATATCAGAGAACCCAGGATTACTATAGGAAATAATATCTCCAATCGAAGCAATTTCTGCAAATTTTACCCCAGGAGCAGTAACAGTGCTTACTCCAGCAACTGCAGCTGTTACATTAGCATAATTACCTGAATATACAGGTCTTTGTTTTACGTCCGCAGTAAATGTAAATCCAATTCCAGTAGCAGAAGCATAAACTGACTTTACACTTTCCAGACCATAATCGGTAACTGCAATAGAAACTCTCGTATTTTCTATTCCATCAAATATAAATCTTTCTCCATTAGCAAATTTTCCTTTAGTATTATAAAGTGTAATTGTAGGAGAATTTGTTACATCATATCTAAGAAATCCAGTTGATCCACTAGATTTTCCTTTGACTTGAGTTGGTCTCGATAAAGTTATTGGTTCATTAAGAGTTATTTCTGTATATGTTTGAATGTCATATAAAGATAAATCCCACTCATTTGCATTTGGAGTAGAGGATTCATATGAACCACTTTCGAGGGCAAAATCATATACTCTAGCAACACCAATTTCCTTACCAGGAGCGATTAATGATGTTCCAACTCTAGAATCTCTTAAACTTATATAATATGAAGTAGAAATTCCTAAAATTGGATTTCCATTCACTCTATTAACAGTAAATGTTGGTCCAGTTACATAATTTACTCCTTGAGAATCTAAAGTATTGGTATCTCTTGGTTTTTGGAAATCTATAAAAGTTGGACTGATTGTTTCTACAGAAAATCCTTGAACTATTGCTTTTAATGCGGATACTTGATAAATTCCTAGATCATCTGCAGGCGTATTATTATTATATGTTGTTTGACCCTCTGAAAAAATCCCCTCATTACCCATAAAGTCATTCAATGACTCATTTAAAGTGATGATTGGTGGTTTTACGTAGTAATCTCCAGACTCTTCGTAAGTTCTCCTGGCAAATTCTTTTGCTATTTCACTATATCTTGGGTCATTCCTTAATGATACTAAAACTCCTTGTCTTACTTGAACTAATTCAACAAAATCCAAAGGATTATCTAAATCCAATGGAACTTTTGCTAAAAATGCGTTTATCTGAAGTCTATCAGATCCAGGAGCCGAATAATTTTGGTATCCTTGAGCATTATCAAGTAAATCCGGATCTTCATCCGCACTTACAATATTTTCTATTATTTTAAGTCCTACTTTATAACTTCCATTATTTGCATACTGATCTAATAAAATTGTTTCATCGTCTACATAGACAAAGTGCCCTCTTAAGTAATATACACCTTTACTAATTGAAACAGCAGATCCAGTAGCATTACAATTACTTTGGTCTGTTATAGCAAATCCTTCTTCTGGTCTAATAATTATTTGAGAATCTTCAAGTACATTTTCTTCTTCTAATCCACTCTCTAATATTAAAACTTCACCGTTTATAAATCCCTCAAATTTACTATTAGCGTAATCTGAACTTAAGTAATTTATATAAAGAGTATTTAATGATCTTTCTGAGTTAGTATAATCTAAAACTCCATCTATTTTTGCACGTATTCCTGAAGATTGTCCTCTTATTGTCTTTCCAACTAAATATGGCAAATAACTTATAATTGGAATTCCCAGATAATTATCTTGCAATGTAACTGCTTGATATCTATCAAGAAAATTTAGTTGTCCAGGTATTACAACATCTCCATCTTTATAGATGGAATCCGCAAACCTTTCAATTTGATTTTGTAATGTTGATTGTAAAGAAGTTAGCTCTCTTGCCTGAATCGGTGTTCCAGGTTTAAACAAAAATCTAAAATAATTGCTTTCTGGATTGAAATCATCAAAATATGGAGAGATGTTTAAATTAGTATCCTGAGGCATAATTCTTTAGAATTGCAAAATTACTTTAATATCTTCTTTTTGATTTTTAGACCTAGTTATTGAAGGTCTATTGTCAACGTATATAATTTCTCCTGAATATTTTAATACTTCAGGTTGAGATATACCATCAATAAAAGTTTGTCCAAGATAGTATGTCTTATTATTTATTACTGTAGATATACCTGAAAAGTTTGTATCTATACCTAATACATTACTTCCACCAAATATATTAATTGATCCACCTGAGATTGGTTGTGTAGTAAATCTATTTAATATAAATCCATAATCTGGATTAATTTTTTTAGTTTTATCTGTGTTAAAACCTACCAAACTTCTATCTTGCCAATATTTTAAAATTCCAGTTACTTTATCATATGAAACAACTCTACCTACTGCAGTAATTCCAACTCCTATAGTTTGGCGTATTAAAGAATTTGGAGCAAATGTAGTTTGACTATATCCAATTCCTGTAAGTTTTAGCGCATATAAAGCACTAGCTTTATCTAAAGTTAGTGTAGAAGCACCTCCAAATGAAAGAGGATTTTTTACTATTCCTACTCTAGATATTTTATTTCCAATAATAAAATCTGGATTATCTACACTGTTTTCCATTCGAGCATATATTGCCACATTATATGCTCCAAGTTCTCTGTAAATATCATAACCATGTCCATCTCTTGGGGGAATTATGATATCTACAACTGCAGCAGTTGATCCAACTGGTATTCCAGCAGATCTCAAATCTAAAACAGCATGTGTATAATCAAGTCCACCATTTGTTATAGTTACACTGTCTAATTTTGACTCGTTGTTAATAATTACTGTAGCTTTAGCTCCAGAACCATCCCCGTAAATAGGGACATTTGTATATGACCTATTTGCTGTTCCTAATCCAACTCCTCTATTTTTTATAACCGCTACTTTTAATTGTCCACTTGTTATGGCATTATTTCTTATATTAAAATACTCTAAATTAGTTTCCCAATCATTTGGGACAGGTATAAAGTTTGTAGATTCAAATTTTATAATGTCTGATGGTTTTATAGTATATAAGTATTTCCAAAGATATCCATCTTCGTTATCTCCAGCAGATCTTGGTTCCAAATCTGTAAAATTTGGTTCATCCAAAGATGGTCTACCACTGGGATTTTCTGGATCAGTTCCATTATGAATACAAATATAAACTTTATACTCACTATTAACAATATAATAATTTGCTGAATATAAATTAGTAGATTTTGATGGTTGAGATAAATTTGTTCTGGAAATATCGTGCCTATACATATCATATGTGGTTCCAGCTTCCCACATAATCTTTTTTACAACTGGTCTTATATCACTGGATGATATCTTTTTTAAAGACATCATTGTATCCCAATAATCATTCTCTTCATCGAATGAATCTTTTGGTGAAGGGGGACTTGCATCCCAATCACTTTGATAATCATCTGGATTGCTGAGTCCTACAAAAGCATAATATGAATTAGAAGACGAAGATGCAATAGAAACAAAGTTTCTAGCATTAAGAATTCTTAGTTGATCAGTTATTATTGCAGACATTTTATTTGTTTTTTATTTATTTATTATTAAAAATAACCAAAATATTTTAAAGGATTTTTTCTTCTTACTATAGAAGAAGTATCAATTCCAGAAATACCGTTTTCACTGTATGCATAGAAATTCTTTGGATTCTTTCTTGTTGGAATTGAAATTCTACCCCAAGAGAAATCTCCATAATATTCGTTATTAAATGAAGTTCCAATAGAACTAAAATCAGAAACATTAACTACAACTTTAACTACATTTGTAGTACCAACTCCAGTAACAGATGTTTGTGCAACAGAAACTTGAGCAGCTTGATATACATTATCGACGAATTGTGTTCCAACCCCAATTGTGGTAAGGTCTGTTCTAAGAGAAGTTAAACCGTAACCAACATTAGAATTTTTTACCACAAAGTAATAACCAGTTTGTATTCCACTTATTCCTGTGCTTGTTATGGTTGAATTATTAATTATTGAATTTCTTACATAAGAATCACTTGGTACATATAATGTAAATTCTATTCCTGTTGGTATTCCAACTACAGAAGTAGTTGATATTCCAACAATTGAACCGAAATCTCCCTCATAAGAAACATTTTTTATTCTTTCAACTTTAGAAATTGGGGATTCTATTATTACTAAAGGTGGGTTTGTTTGCGTATATCCAATTCCTGAAGTTATTATTCCAATAGAAGATACAGAACCAGAAGAAATATATGCGGTTGCAATAGCAACATTTGCTGAAGATATTCCAATCTTTTTCTGTATTGTTACAGATGGAGTAAATGTATATCCAATTCCAGGATCAGTTAATGTTATAGAAGAAATTGTTCCCGCAACAGAAACTGTAGCAGTGGCAGTAGCAGACCTTATTTCATCTTGAGATATAATTTCTATGTCAGAAATATATGAAGTTAATGCATTTTCTTTATAACTATCAAAGAATGTTTTTAAATTATCTACAAACATAACAGTGGATCCAATACCGACATTTTGAATTATATTTGTTGTTGGATAGATAAGAGGTTCATAGAAAATTCTATCTTTTCCTACAGGTTTTCCATTTATTATTCTATCTTCAGTTTGTTTTTTCCAAGTTATTGGTCTTAATAATAATTCATTTGTTGATATACCAACACCAGAATATGGAGTTGTAGAAATATCATCAGTTGCATTTATTGACACTACAGTTCTAAATTGTTGATTTAAGAATATATCATCAGAATTTAGTTCAACATCATCTCCGATTTGAATGCTTTCGAGAATATCCACTTCCAAAACGTCTACATCTGCAGTTCCTCTATAAAAAAGAATTGAAGAAGTATCCCCAGGTTTAGGTGCTTCAGTGAATGAAATTACGCTACCACCTTCAAATATATAACTTTCGCCTGGAACTTGAAGAATATTATTAATAAAGACAAGTAGAGTTGATTGAATATCTATTTGAGATCCAGATTTTGCTCTAATGGTCCTTAATTGTCCGTCAACTTTAATTGGGAATAACTTTCTTGAAGAATCAAACAAATCATCTAAAGGATCTAAAGGAAGTAAATCTCCAACAACCCAAGATGTAAATTTATTATTATAAACTTTATCTACAATAATTTGTGCTTCTCTAAAAGAAGGCGACACTGTGGGATCTAATGGTATTCCTGTTAAACCACCTGTAGGTACAGTTAGTATATCTCCTGGTTTATATCCATATCCATAATTTTTAATATTAAAGTCAATTATACTTGAACCTTGACCAACAACAACATCAACTTTTGATTCTGTTCCAACTCCACTTGAAGTTGAAGAATACTTTAATTTAAGATTTGTGTAAGATTGTGGTTGATCAAATACTAAAATCGGAGGTTCCGTAAATCCTATACCAGGATTTACTATCGTAACGTTTGGTGATATATTTCCAGATATAATCGTAGTAAATCCAACAAAAGTAACAGAATAAGATTCCGAGTTTTCAGTTGCGTATCCGACATTGACTATACCAATTTTTGGATCTGTTAAACGTATTTTTACAGAATCTCCAGCATTTATTATAGAAGTAGAAGTGCTAGATGTAGAAACTATAACAGAGGTAGTACCAAATCCTACAATTTGCCCATCTTTTATCTTGGATCCAATGTCAATAAATCCTATAGAAACTGTTTCTACCACCTCACTAATCACTTCTAAACTTTCAGTTGCTCTATATCCAGATCCAGTATTTCCTACACTAATTGATGTTATTGTTCCCGCTATGGATATTGTAGCAGTACCACCTGCAGATACTAAAGGTTGATATCCAAGACCTCCAGTGGATCCAAATGAGACTATAACACCACCATAAGGAAGTTTAGACTGATTTATATCATAGGTAGTAGATGATGCAGTTCCAACAAATGTGATTGTTGATATCCCAGAAACTTCATTTAAATAAAATGCACCTTCAATGTCCACAGCACCCAATCTTCTTGGTTGTTGAAACACACCATCAATTAATACAATAGAATTTCCAGTTGAAAATCCAGAAACATTATTACTAGATGAAGTTAATGTATATGATGTAGTTATTCCATTAAATTCTTGAGATAAACTATCAAAAATATAATTTTTCGAGTATGGTTCAAATGAAGTATCTGGTATAGATGATCTTAAAAATGTTCTGCCATTAAAAGTAGAGAATGTAGTTATTCCAGTATAATCTCTATCATTAGGTCTATTTGTTATAGTTCCTATAGGACTCTTACCAGCAGGAGCTTCAATAAAGTTTATTTTATTTCCAACAATATTATAATCACCTTCAATTTTTCTAATTAGTGAACCTGCCGTATGGAAACCAAGGGATGTTCCCATCCAAGGTCTTTGAACTAATACTAGATTTGAGTCTGCAATTCCAGTCTTATTAATTCTCATAATTTCATCATCAATTTTGATAAGTTCTCCACTAAAGAATGATGTAATCCCAACAAAATTTAAAATGCTATCACTAGTCTCGGAATCCGAAGCCAATAATGTCGTAACAGATGTACCAACTATTGGAGATTGTATAAAATTATCAATTGCAATTAAACATCTTGAATTTTGATTATTTGCTGTAAATTTATGGAACGATCCAATACCCACAGAACTCAATTGAAGTGGAACGGGAATAGATTTTAATGCATTTTCAGCAGTATCAGAAACTCTTATTTTAGATGGATTTACATTGATTGCATATAACTTACTTGGAAGTTTATCTGTGGTTCCGATTCCAACAATACTAGATGTAACGATTCCAATAGGACTATGAACACCATCCTCAAGATAACTATAAAAAATTTCCTCACCTGTAACATAAAAATGATTTGGAATTGAGAAAGAGTTATCTAAAATATCTACAATTTTTTGATCATTTCCAAGGAATTCTTTTTCAAAAACTGTATTATTTTCATAAGTTAGATCAAATGACTTTCTTATGTCTTTTGATGTACCTTCGTATAAACCATAACCAGTATCAATAGATGCATTATTTAATAGTATTTCATAATCTAAGGTTCCAGCATTAACAAGACTTAATGCATTTTGGAAAACTCTAACTTGAGTATCTATATTTGGTATCGGCGTAAATTCAAAATTGACATTTGTTCCAGAGACAGTAGCACCAAAAGTTCCAAGACCAATATGTGTTCTAACTGGAGCGTAATCTACCAAATATGCTCTATTTCTATCATTAATTAAAATAGTTTCTAAAAACTCATAACGATTATTTGTAGTATCTTCTACAGAAATTAAATAATACGCTCCAGAGTATGGATTTCCATAAGAAGCAATTGTATTTTGAATTGGAGTAGATGTTGATCCAATTCCAGTATAGTGAGAAGAGAATCTAGTGTTATTTAAAGTTATAGTAGAAACACCAGAAGATGTAGTATCACCTATAGCAACAGTAATGCTATAAAAATGTGAGGTATGTGCAAGAGCAACATTTGGAGTGAAGTCTAGATTAATATTTGGACCAGAATAATAGAAATGATATGTGCCTAAACCAGAGGATGTTTCCGAAGATGCATTTGACATCAGACCATAATCTAAAACGTGAATATCAGTTCCATCATGAACTAAAGAAAATTCTATAAATTCCAAATCTTCAAGGTTTAATGCTTCTACTCCAACTAAAATCTTTGCAGATCTATTTGACTTAGGAATACTTAAAATATTAGATGGTCCCGTTGATCCAGATGAAATATATTTTGTTGTTGCTGCAATACCAACAACTCCAAGAGAAGTTGAATCACTTCCATCCAAATAATCATTCATATTATAAGAAATATATGAAATATCATAATCATTTACTTCAAAATTAACTGGATAGAAAAGAAGTTTTCCTTCATCGCCACTGATAACAAAATCAAATGATCCAAGATTTCTTGCTGTATCAATTCTTCCATATTGATTTAAATATGAGTCAAAACTATCGTACATCAAACTAATAATGGAAAATTGTCGTTCTCCAATAAATCTTTGATCTCTTACATAAGTAATGTATTTTTTGAATCTCTCGTTTTCAAGTCTAAAACTATCTACAACGCTGAATGGAGTGGATCTAGGAGTGTTATTAAACCTAGGACTTATATCATCAAAAATTAATACTCTATTTCCCACAGATTCAAAATAATCTTGAAGGTCTCTTGAATTAAATATTATTTCATTTGAAATGGCAGTAGATCCAATTTTTATAGTTTTTTCAGATGCTAAATCAAAATCTACAACACAGTTTAAATCTACAACTTCAATTATGTCAGAAAAAGTATTAACAGAAATTCCAAAAATATCTTCAGAAACCGCAGATACAACCAAATCAGAATTTGAATAATCTGAAATTGATTCTATCTGTAAATCGGAAAATTTCTTATATCCAGATGTATGATTTAAAGAACTTACATAAGAATTCCAGTCTTCATATTCTACTTTAGATTTTAAAGAATAAGAAAAATACTGATAATAGTCACTATCTTGAATTCTTTGAGTATTTTCATTTAAAAATCCCGTTTTGTCCTGCCATCCATCAATTACAAGTCCAGAAGAACTTAAAATATAAAATCCATCAGAATTTTCGACATTTACGATTTTGGATTTTGTATTTGATGTTTCTCCATAAATCTGATCATTTGCACTAAAACTTTCTTTAGATATAACTTTTAATTTATCATTTTCTTTGTCTATATCTAGAACTTTAGATTTTATTTTTCCATTTGATATATTCTCACCTATTTTGTAACTTCCTTTTTCTATTTTTACTTCAAATTTTGGAAAATATTTTTCTGGTATAACTAATCCATTTGACAATAAAGGATAAAAAGTTCCTGGAATTTCGTTTTCGGAAATATAACCTTTAATATTAAAAGTTATAGAAGAATTAGAACCACCAATATTGGGATCTCTGCCCTTTACTATAAATGGTTTATAATTATAATTTAAAGAATTATAACCTTTACCAATAGTTCCAACTCTTACACTTACATTTTCTATGATGAATGTATCTTTTATCTCAAATGGGAAATCATTTAAAGAACTATAACTTACACCCAATCCAACAATAACATCTTTAGTAATAGAGTTGTAATTTATTGATATTATAGGAATTCCGTTTGTATTATTAGTAGGAACAACTTTAACTGATGATCCAGTTATAGAGTTCGTATTTTTTACAATTGACACATAATTTTCAGATGATGAATATTCCAATTCAACATCATTTATAATAACGTTATTTACGGGATCTACTAATACTAATTTTGGATCTGTAGTATAATTTATTCCTGGGGTAAGTTTTTTAATATATTGCAACTTCCCTAAAGGTGATATTGATATAATTTGAGGAAGTTTAAATTGTGGTTTTAGAGTAATATCTGAAGGAAATCCGAATCCAATATCTCTGATATCAATTCTGTTTGGAACTCCAATATTTAAACCAAATGGATATACTAAAGAATCTCTTCCACTATTTGAATTTATAGATGTTATTGAAGGTAAAGATTTGAAGTTCTTTGTTGAAAAGGGTGAAATTTTATATATTCCACCAGTCTCTGTTTCAGATGAAGTAATATATAAAATATTAGTATTTCCACCATTGCTATAAAAATCTTCTTCAGGAGTTAATGGGAGATAGCATTCAAAATTCGTAGATCCTATACCAACTTTACTGATAGTATATTCTCCACTGTAATCACTATAATCTATCAATAAGGTGTTATTATTTTGAATATTTTCGTTATCAATTAAAATATCTTTTTTAACCTGAGATATTTTATCCAAATTTATTGGACTTATCTTATAGTATAATACTCTTGGATCAGAAAATTCTAACTCAATTCTTGCATTAGTATCGATTCCAACATTATTGTATTTTATAATATTTGGTTTAGTTACGAATTGATATTCATCTTTTAATTCTTTATCAGTGTAAAAATTAAGTTTAAATGCTGAGTATAATCTGGATCCAACATTATAAGATAATGAAGAATCTGAAAGGTCAAATACGGTCTTTCTTCCCGTTTGTATTTTTAATAATGGATTAATTAGTCCTATTTCTCCAGTTGAAGCGGAACCAATATTTACATAATTTGGATCTAAACTTAACGATTCATAATAAGAATCGCATAATCTTATAGTATCTTCATCTACAACATTAATATAATATATTTTGTTATTAATTAAATTTGTTGATGGAGAATTTGAAGTGTATACTACTTTTTGTCCAGTTGTAAATTTATGATTTACTATAGTTATAGTATCATCAGTTGGGTTTACATCTAAATTACTAAATTCATAATTACCAATCAGAATTCTTCTATTATAATCGTTATACTTTACTTTTATAGTTGTAGTTATACCAACATTCTTTACAAATAAACCTACAGAATCATTTACTCTCATATTATGAGTAGATGCCAAGGAAACAACTACACTTCCATTTTTAATTTGGAATGGTTTTACATTATTATATTTTGTTTTAAAACTATGATTTACTCCCGATCCATTTGATATAAAATACATCAAATTATTGGTTGATGATATTCCAATATAACTTCCAGTAGATCCCAATCCAACGATTGAAGTAGATATACCTATAAAATCTTCAGATATTTTTACAGAGTAAACTTCTGATCCGTCTGTAAGATTATAATTATTAATTCCGTCTTAAGAAATGTCAATTCCAGATCCACCATTGGAACTGTATATTAGTTTAGTTCCATTTTCTATTTGGTGATTTGGAATATAAAT